TTTAGTCATGTTTGCATGGTTATCAAATCAGACTTACTTTAAAGAATTAACAGATCAAGATATACGATCTAGACTTGTAGATGAACAACAGAATATGTTAGAACAAGATATGGCACCTTTTGGATTTATAGAAGATGGATTGCAAAGTGAGGAATCTTATAAAGACCCATACGGAACAACATGGACTCCTATTTCATACAAGAAAGGTTGGTAAAACTTGATTTTCATAAATAGTTTTATAATTTTTAATATTAAAATTTAAACACTCAAAAGGAGAAACAAGATGGCTTTTTTAGTATCACCGGGCGTTCTGGTTACGGAAAAGGATCTCACTAACG